AGCTGAATGCTAAATTTTATGCAAACACAATGCTTTCAGAAGTGTCTAACACTGACTGGGAAGGCGAAATCAAAAACCAAGGTGATACTATCCGTATCCGTACTGCACCGTCAATTACTATTCTTGACTACGCTGGCGCTGGTTCAACACTAACAAGCGAAGTACCTGCACCAATCTACACTGATATGCAGATTAACAAAGGTAAGTACTTCTCAGTTCAAACAAACGACGTATTAGCGCACCAAGCTGATATTGACTTAATGAACACATTCACTGATGATGCTGCTAAGCAATTGAAGATTTCAATTGAAAACGAAGCTTTCTTCAACTGGTTTGTAACTGAAGGTGCTCACGCGTCTAATAAAGGTGCAACAGCTGGTGCAATTTCAACTAGCTATAACTTAGGTACTGATGCTGCTCCAGTTAACGATGCTACTGCTCAGAACGTTTTAAACACTATCTTAGCTATGTCAGCTACTATGGATGAGCAAAACATTCCTGAAGAAGGTCGCTGGTTAATCATCTCACCTAAAGACCGTAACATCTTAATGCAGTCTAACATTGCGCAAGCGTACTTCACTGGTGACCAGTCAAGCACAATTCGTACTGGTAAGATTGGCATGTTAGACCGTATGACTGTATACGTATCTAACTTGTTACCTAAAGGTGTAGCTGGTAAAGCAATGGTTCCAGGTTTGTCTGCAGGCTCAACAGGTGCTACAGCATCAGGTGCTAAGCTACGTCGTATGATGGTTGCAGGTACTAAAGCATCATGTGCTTTTGCATCTCAAATCACTAAGACTGAGCCTTTACGTAACCAAACAGACTTCGGCGATATCGTTCGTGGTCTATTCTAGTAACAGCATTAGTTGGCACGCCTTAATACGCGTACTTAACTAAGGAGAGGGGGAGACCCCTCTTTTCCACCAAATTACGGAGTAACTTATGGCAACAATAAAAGTAATAGACATCGTGGAGCGTGTTGAAGACATTCTTCAGGACACAAATGTTCGTTGGCCGCGCTTAGAACTGCAGAACTGGATTAATGAATCCTATCTACAAATCATTCTAATGCGCCCAGATGCGAACTCAAAGACCTCTACCCTTACATGTGTAGCGGGGACACGTCAAACTTTAGCCGTAAGTTTCCCAACTGGACTACGCCTACTAGATGTAGTCCGAAACCTATCTACTTCTTCGAGTAAGAAGGTAATTAGACTTATTAGTCGAAGCGTTTTAGACGACCAGCGTCCTTCTTGGCACGCTGAGACTGGGACAGCGAATATTGAGAACTATACGTTCGACCCAAGGCAGCCTAAAGAGTTCTTTGTGTACCCGCCGGCTACTACATCGGCTCAAATTGAAGTTGTGTACGCAGATGCCCCAGGAGCTCACGTGCTTACTGAGGCACAACTAGACCCAGTAGCAGGAACTCCTAGTACGGAAGTCATTAAGTTAGATGATACGTACTTAAGTTCTATTATCGACTGGGTCTTGTACCGTTCTTACTCGAAAGATGCTGAGTACGCGGCTAATGCACAGAGAGCAGTGGCTCATAACAACGCTTTCCTAGCAGTGATAGGCGCAAAAACACAGAGTGATGTAAGCTCTGCACCTCAAGAGAGCTAAATATGGCAGTAATATGGGATAAGTTATACCCTTACGTACAACCTTACGTACCTGGCTGCCCTGAAGTTGTTATAAAAACACACCTACAAGAAGCGGCTGCGGAGTATTGCTCTAATAGTGAGATATGGCGCTATAACTTAGAGCCTAGCTACACTAGCAAAAACACATCCGACTACGAGCTAGATGTGCCTAATAGGGCTGTGCTAGAGAATATTATGATACTTGTACTAGATGGAGTACCCTTGACCAAGGTGTCGGATAGACATTTCAATCCTGGTTCTAATGCCGATGGCTCTGTTTTAACAGGCACCCCTACACACTACAGTGTGTTCGAAGATGCTAGTATCCGTATGTATCCTACCCCTATTACTAAACATACGTTCACTGGCGTTTTAGTCGTTAAGCCTAGCTTAGCGTCTAAAGGACTAGAGAACTTTATATTCGAGTCCCACGGTCGTAATATCGCAGCAGGAGCTATTGCTCGAATCGCTGGAATACCTAATAAGGAGTGGAGCAACCCTGACGTTTCTATGGTAAGTAAGATTGAGTTTGAAAAAGCTATAGTTGTTGCTAAAGGTAGAGATACTCGCCGCGTTAACATGCGCGTAGCACCAGTTAACTTTTAGTTGACAACGAGACACCGTTAGGGTAAAGTTAACCTAACTTTAGTTGCATACCAAATGCTGAGAACAACCCGACTAGTCGGTTAAATATTGGAGGCCTAAATGGCATATTACGATACAATCAACCTCGTATCCGGGGATGACAAACCAGAACTGAACTTCACGTTGCGTGATTCTAATACTGCGGCTACAGGTAAAACCTTAGACGAAGACGACGCTACAACTTGGGCTCCTATTGACTTAACTGCGCAAACCGTAAAAGTACATTTTAGGTCTCTAGGTGGTGATACCATCCTAGACACTATGACCTGTGGTAAATCCGCACCGTATACAGACGGTAAATGCTTTATGCAGTGGAACCTTACAACTTTAGATGTTGATGCTGGTACCTACGAAGGTGAGATTGAGTTAGAAGACACTTCAGGTAGAAAACAAACCATATTTGACAAATTAAAGTTCAAGGTTAGAGCGGACTTCTAATGGCATTAAGGGCCTCAATATCCCTAGCTAATCTACAGGCGTCTGTAGCTACAGAACGTCTTGTAGCCAGTACTACCTATAGTAAATCGGAAGCCACAGGTATCTGGGTAGATCCTGATTCTAAAAATAGAATGGCTAAGGATGAGTACGCACTATCCGAAGTACACTTCACATTACTCGAAAAGAATGTAATTGAGGCCATACCACTAGTAGATGTTAGTGCTTATGATTTTAAGGCATTAAAAGAAGATAGTTTATCACTTGCTGAAACATTCGCAAAAGTAGTAACGTACAAGAGGGAATTCACAGATGCTTTCACCTTAGACGACCTGAGCCAAATCGATAAAGACTTCTATGGTAACAAGGGCAATATATTTGCTTTCACAGATATCATAGGCTTAACATACGATAAAGTTTTTACAGACAGCTACACAGTAAGCGATGTAGTTTCAGTGGTTACTACGTTTAAACGTAACTTCACTGATAGTGTATCCCCAGGTGATGTTACAGCTTTAGATATATCTAAAATATCAGATGATAACTTCGTGTTTGCCGATACACAGGCTAAAGGGACTAGCAAAACTACTACAGACAACTTTGCGTTTAGCGATGCCCCTTCTGTAGGAACACACCCTTATAAAACAGATGACTTTAGTTTGTCTGAATTGTACTTAACCGCGATTACTAAGCACGTTACAGATGCTTTTGTTCTAGACGACGCCACGCAAGTAAATAAAGATTACTCAGGTAACAAAAATAATATAGTAGCCTTCACTGACGTACTGAGCAGGGTACTAGAGTACAAACGTTCTTTTGTAGATACCTTAGCCATCACGGAGTCAACTAGTGCTACTGTAACAAAAGTTATTGCTGATAATTTCATCATTTATGATGAAACCATAATGAACGGCTCGCTAGGGTCTAACGTACTAAACAGTAAGCAGTTAAACGGTAAAGCTAAAGCGTACTTAGGAGCAAAAGCAGTAGCCCTACAAACTGCTTTAGGTAGCCTTGAGGCACTAACATTTACTGAACTATCTGCTATGGTGTACGATAAAGCAGTATCTGATTCAGTTGCTTTAACTGAGAGTAATAGCATTTCCCTGGACACCTTACGAAGCGACCAATTTAATGTGGGCGATGCTTCGTATAAAGAGCTAGGAAAAGGAGAATCAGACGTATTCAACGTACAAGAACTTTTCAGTAACACCCTTAACAAGGATACGTCTGATGCGTTCAATATTAATGATATACTAGGTACAAGTTTTAATAAAACAGTAGCAGATGCATTTGTTTTAGATGATAGTACCCAGGTTGACAAGTATTATTATGGCAATAAAGGAAACATATTTGCTATAGATGATGTGGTAGTAGTTACCAAAGTAACGAGGAAACTAATGAATGGTACCTCATTTAACAGAACACAATTAAACTAGGAGTTTAGAATGATTAATGATAACTTTGCACTAACAGGTGCATTAACAATTGCAATAAATAATGAAGTAGTACAGAAGACAGAGAACTTAGTAGTCTTAGTAGGTAAGAAGTGGGTAGCTAATAGGCTTACAGACCAATCTGCTCCTGTAACTGCAACTGCGTTTGTACCAGGAACTATTTATACTATTTTAACTTTAGGAACTACCACAACTGCTCAATGGAATACTGCTGGTGT